GCATTCCAACCGGGAATTTTTCGATGATGCTGTAGCCGAGATTGTCGGTTAAGCCCTTCCCGGTTTGCTCGGTCAGGTTCTTGATGCGGGCGGCAGCCTTCGGGTTGACAACCTGAATTCCAACCCAGGCATTGATGGAGTTGACAAGGCCCATGTAGTCCTTGCCCGTAGTCGCGTTGGTTAGCATTTGCTCCATCCAATCACCGATTGTTAAAGTGGAGTCCTGACCAAAAACGAAGTTGATGTTTTCCTCTCCGATCTTGACAAACCACACGGATGAGCCGGTTGCGGTAGTGCTGCCGGTTGCGTCAACACACATGTTCGTCGCGTCGTAGCTGTCCTGTAACCCTGGATGCCCGAGAGCATCCCCGCCAGTTGTGCCATACCAAAGCTGTTTTCCCATCAGTTGAAGAGCGCCTTTAACGCGCCCGTCGGCAATCCTGGCGCAATAACCGGCGATACCCTTCCGGTCTGCTTTAGCAACGGCCTTATCCTCCTTTATTGGGTTTTCGTAGATTTTGCACTGAACGATTTGGTTGCTGTATTCGTCCTTGCCGGGTGTTACGCCGTCGTTGGCATTTCGAAATCCTCCCTGCGGAAAACTAATGCGAGTGCAAGTCGTGTAAGCTGTGCCGGTGATCGTGAAAGCTGGAATTATCTGCAACTCCGGCGCGGCGTTGAGATTGTTTTCAATCATCCCAACAATACCGCTGTCAGCGTTCAGCTTTGCGATGTCCAAAAGTGTTTGAGCCATATTATTTTATCCTTATAGGTTTGTGGTTTTGTGGTGCTTGTTCCGTTATTTCATGAACGGATATTTCGCCGCCCATTTCGCAGCTACGGCGTCAATGGCGTTTAACTTGGGGGCGTCCGGTTTTTGTGCGGTTTGCTCAGGTGGAAGCGGTGCCGATGCGGGAGGTTTGATTTCCGCGAGCAACTTGCGGGCTTCATCGTTCGCAAGAATGGTTTTCACCCATGAAGCGGAAACGTCGGCGGTGATTTTTTTCTGTTCAACTGCCGAATCAACGAAGGCTTTCACATCGGCTTCTTTCGCGGCTTTGGCTTCGGCGGCCAGTTTCGCGGCTTCCGCTTTAGCGGCTTCCGTTTCGGCCTTGAATTCATCCAAAAATGCTTTGAGCTTTTCGGCGACTTGGTCCTCTGTGGCGTCAGCTGGAAGTGAGACGCCGAAGGCCCCTAACAATGCGATAATCTTCAACATATCGTTTTTTGTGTTCTTTGGTTGTGGTTTCTGGCTTCGCGCCAGGGCGTCCGGCACTTTGCCGAAAGCGGTTAAATCGAAATGGGCGGTTGCTTGAATCGCGCCTGTGATTTTGTCGGCGAGCCCATTATCCAAGCATTCTTGCGCGGTGAAGTAGGAAACATCGTCCATCCATGCCTTGACTTTTTCACGCGATTTGCCGCTTCGGCCTTCATAGATCGCTGCCATTTGCTCTTCGATCTTTCGCAGGAATTCCGCGCTTTTTTCCATGTCCGAAGCGTTCCCGCCGTCTATGTATCCTATTGGGTTATGGATCATCATGAACGCGTTCTGGGCCATGCTGATAGTGTTGCCAGCCATCGCGATAATCGAAGCGATTGAAGCCGCAAGACCATCAACAAAAACATTGACAACAGCCCCGCTGTTTTTCAGGTAGTTGAATATTGCAAGTCCATCGAATACGGACCCGCCCGGTGAATTGATATGCAAATCAATTTCAAGCGGCTTCGATGCGCGGACGGATTCAATGAAGTCCTTGGCGGTCATCCCCCAGGAACCGATCGCGTCGAGAATATACACTTCCGTCTTATTGTTTTGCTGTGCTTTTACCTGAAACCACGGGTGCATTTTGCGCTCCTTCTTGGGGTGGAATTTCGTTTTGTGAGTATCGGACGATGTCTGTTTTGTCCACGTCGAATTCGATGGCAAGGTCTTTAACCAAGCGTGCGAATTTGGCCTTCTTACGAAGGATGACTTCGGCGTCAAGGCCGTCGGCCCCAGCGATCATGTCCGGACTTCGGATGCCTGCCATTAACTCCGCAATCATCGATGTTGAGTTGCGGCCAATGTCGGCTGTGATGGATTTAGGCGGTTGGACGGTAACGTTTTTCCAATCGGCTGGCATTGGTTTACCGCGAAATTCGTTCTCGATCACGAACAGGTAAACGCGCCGAAAAGCCTTGGCCATCACGTCAGATTGAATTCGAAACCATGTGTTGCTGATATCAAGCACAGCCCGAAGTTCCGCGCCGGAAAGGTTAGAGGAAAAAATCAACTCTTTCGGAAGCCCTATACCCCAGGCAATTTCACCTTGGATATAGTCCCAAAACTGTTGCGATGCCACCGATGGGCGGCCTGTTTCAAGAAAGTCAATTTCATCACCGGGGCGTCCGATTATAACTTCCGCGTCAACGTCCTTGTAGTATTCGGTTTTTGACGAGTCGGCAGATTGAACAACGGAACCGCCTTGCCGGAGTAATTGCGCCCGACTGATTTCGCCGGACTGATTTTTGACGAACGCCATCCGAGACGCGGCGAACTTCGCGGCCTTCATCTCATAGCCTTTCAAGTCCCGTAAATCATGCAGCGACTTGAGAACCTGAGCCATGATCGTAACGCCTCGGACCTGCGACGGTCTCAGGCGGTCCATCACATGAATCATGTTCTCTTGCGGGATGCGTTCGTATTTTGAAGGGTCAACCGGATTTGGGAAATAGTAAGCTGTTGCGCGCCCGCCTTTGGACAAGTCCCGCTCGACGCCGTCAATGATGTCTTTGCCTTCTCTATCCTTCAGAGCGTTTGGAGTGCTGCACCGATGCGCCTCCATGAGTTGGATTCTCGGGCGGTTGGATTCGCCGGTCAGTAGATTAACGAACACGTCACCGTCAACCAGCTTGCACCGCTGGGCCTGCCCTTGCATGTCCTCGAAGGAGTCCAGGCTTGCAATGTCGGCATACGGGGTCCAAGAGTCCCAAACATCCTTTGCCCGCTTGTTGAAATCGGGATCAATGACGGAACCGGGGATGAATTGGAGGCCGCGCCCGATTGTGAAAGTTGCTATCGTATCAATGATGCGCTCCGCAATGGAATCGTTTTGCTCGAACACGCGAGCGTCATTCATCATCTTGATGCGATCACGCGGAGGCATGTCCTTGTGAGCGTCTTGCGGCTTGGTCTGGTTGATGGTTGACCGGCCCTCGTTGCTGCGTGCCACTTGGTAGTAGTTAAGCACCTTTTGAAGCGCCCCGCCGATTATGCGATGGAAGACGTTACGCATAGGCGGTCGCTCCAAAGTTCGGCTTGTAGGAAGTAACCGATTCGAGCTGCTCCAGCATCGAGGCAAAAATCACATCATCGCTTGGAACGGTCAGGCCCCCGGCGATAAGCGCGGCCTTGGTGGTTTCGTAATTGTCTAAAAATCCAGAAAGAGTATCGGTAGCGTCTTTTGCCGATATCCCAGAAGATAGTGGAAGCTGTTCGTTTTGAACAGAGTGCCCATTTTGAGAGGCTGAAACAAGAACCAGTCCACCGTTTATGGACTCAACCTGAGAGAATGCAGCATCTTCAAGAACACTGATTAAGGTCGCCGATTTTGTGACGGCCTTTTTCTTTAGGTATCGAAGTAACAGTCTCGCATATGCAATGTCAGCCACGAATAAAGCATTGCATACATGTAAGCGTTTTTGCTAATTGTGTATTTATTACTTTCCATTACTTTCCATTACTCAGCATCCTTTTTGATTCGTTCGAGTATGGGGACGGGTTGTTTTCCAGCCAAGCTCTAGCCTCTTCAATGGTTGCGCGAATCCGATGCTTTTTCCCATTGTTGCAAAATCCAAGCTTTTGCATTCGGTAAATCAACCCGACGTTTACCTTGAGAGCGGCGGCAAGTTCTTTAGGGGTTAGTAGAGGTTCGGTCATTGCGTTGATGCGAATATAAGTTGAAATGTTGCTTTATTTTTTAATGATTCGTTCGCGGATTCCAATTCGTGAATGCGCTTGCTCATAGCAATTACCGCGTCGGCAAGATTTCCACCTTGATTCAGCACGCGGTTAAGTGTTTTGTCTGTCATTACAGCTTCAACATAATCCGATAACTTGTAATGACTTGGGGTTACTTGTCGTTTTATTTGATCGTATATTTCGCTCACGCTTCAACCTTTTCTTGTTCTTGTTTTGGTTCTTGTTTTTCTTCAACGAGTGACAGCCTTAAAATGAAAATCGCCATGGCAATCTGCATCGTCTCACAGTCGAGTAAATGATTTGGAATCTTCTGGTGTTTGAGTTTCCATCGGTATTGGATCCGGCCAAAGTTTTTCGAGACGGCGCTTTTAACCTCTGCGTCCATGTGCTGCCAGTATTCACGGGTGGCCACCGTTGAGGCAACCTCCCATTTGAAACCTGTCTTGCCACCTCGGAGGCGGGCCAAAATGTCTTTGCATGTTTCACTGGAAAACTCCAATAGATCAAGCTCAACCTGCTGATTCCCAATATTTCGCTGCATCGGAAAAAGGTTGAACGGGACATAGAGCCCATCTGTTTCTTCAGACTTCCAATTGCGCCGGTCGATACCCTTGGCTGGTATCCAGCCAACCCACATAGGGACCTTCATATTGTGCATATGGACCAACTTGCCGCGCTTCAAGCACTCGTCATAGACTTGCCCCGCATCGTGCCCTGAGTCAACGCACACGCGGTTATCGAGTATGCCGTGTTCTTTTTGCTTCGCTTCAAGCTCGCCCCATGTTTCGAGATGCCCGTATTCAATCCCTCTCGAGTCTCCTTTCGGCGTCCACTCTCTAATTTTATACCAGAAATGCGGGTTGAGTAACTGAAAGTCCGCGG